CGTTTTCACATGTGACATCGATTGCGTGAAAGTCTTTGAATGTCGCTGGGCTGCTTCCATCAAGAAACGGCATCTGCACAACGACTTCGCTGCTGTCGTAAACGTCACCGTTTTCACCGCCTAACGAGTACAAGGTGTTGCCGCTGCGGCAGAGTGTCTGGCGCCCGTCATACGCCCATCGATCAACCACAAAACCTGGTTCATATACCGACCACGCCGATACCTTAGATGACGGGAAGAAGCTGAACACATACATTTTATTGCCTAGCGCAAGGATGTAACGCCCATCACGCTGTTCAAGTGTCGCTTTGGATAACTCAGCAAGTGTTCGGTTTTCTTGGATCGCCTCAACAATAAGCTGGTCAATCGGGTTGCCGATGTCACCAACAAACGCAGCGTTCGAAGAGTCACGCGAACGCAAACTGCGCAATCCAGATAGCGATAGGTAAAACACATCGTTTTCGCCAAATTCTACTACGCTGTCTGGCGCAATCGTTCCTGTGTTCTGCAAAACCTGTATTTGTTGGTTCAGTGCTTCGTCAGCATCAACGAACCAAATCTGTATGGCTTCTTCAGCAAGCACGGCAATGTTGTCAAAGTATGTCGCAATCGCTTTCAGGTCTTCTGATCCGCGCGAATGGTTTGCAAGGTTAATAAACCCAGCACCCAACGTCGTGTCGTTCCATTCTGTCGGGTCATCGATTGCAGAAAAGTGCAGCAAGCTGTCTGACAGCGCGTACATCTTTGTTTTAACAGGAATGATAAACTTACCAGGCGAATATGCATTGATTGTCGCCGCATCAGCACCGCCATCCAGATAGTTCTGGTTTGTTGGGTCAAACGCAGTCGTAACGTTGCCAGCTGTAGTAATAGCGATTGTCTTGTTGTTGTAAGACGATCCACTTTCTTTTGATATGATGTTGACGAACTGGTTGACCGCTGTTGCCTCATATTCTGGGCCAGACGGAAAGTCGTTAATCGCTTGTGCAATCTTTAGTGCAGTATAGCTGTGTGATGTTTCCCATGTGATCTGATCGCCAACAATGTTTACACCATCGACAGTAATGGCAGTAATAGCATTATCGATACCCCCAGACATATGAGCAGTATTCCCAATCGTGAACGCACCATCCACCTCAAACGTTAGTTGAAAACCATTATAAGCAATGCCAACAGCTGGCGCGGTTATTGTAACCACGTTGTTGACCGCAGCCGCCGTGTAATCGCTCGGGCCGCTTGTGATTGCAGCTGCAATGTTAGATGCAGTCAGGTTGTTCGATCCGTTGTGCGAAACTGGCGCACTAATCAGATCAACGGCATTGATACGCAAAACACGAAGTTCGTCACCTGGGTTCGATGTACCGCCTGTTACTTCAAATGATGCTGTAGCAGCTGTGCCGCCCTCAGTACCAGCTGTTACCTCAAACGTCGCCCTCGCCCGTCCATCAAACCAATCTGTAATCCGTGTGCCGTCAAAGTAGTGATAGATACGCCCGTCAGCAAACTGCGCAGCTGCGTACAACTGTCCGTTGTAGAAATCGACAGACAAAACATCTGTTAGTTCTTCGCCAGATGGGTGCTGTAGTCTGACGTAGCGAACGTTTGACGGGGTGTCGGCTGCAAACGTCACGCTGGCTTCTGGATCAGACCCAAACGTGTAAATTTGTCCCGCAGCTGCCGCTAGGCCGATTGTGTTGCTAGGCAGCTGCACAATCTCAACGAACGCTGGGCGCTTCTCAATCTCGCCACCACGCGTGATGTGTGCGTTCTTTAGTTCGATCAAAGTGCCAGGAGGGGCGGTCACATTCATGCGCCGACGATCTAAGCCACCTCTGAAATCCTCGACTAGAATGTATGGCATTAGCTATTTCCTGTAGTCGCAATCAATGGTGGGCCTTTTGGACGATACATCCCTTCTGGCTCACCACCTCCGATGACAAATGTTTCTGTTTTTGCCATACGCGCTTTGAGGCGCGCATAGTGTGCTTGCGCTTGACCTAGTTTGTTTTGCGCATCGGCTTGCTTTTGACGCGCCAATATTTCCGCAGCTGCGTACAAAACAATCAGCTGATCGTCTAAATCCGCAGTATCCGCTTCAGCGACAAACGCACTAAGGTTCTTGATGCCGTGAACGCGAACACTGTCAGTGCCAGTGGTCGGGTCACTGTTGTTAGCAGGGATAGGCCATAGTTCGATCTGATTGTTCTCGTAAGCATCGTAACGACGAATGGGGGATGATCGAACGCCGCGATCACTGTCATGCTGGTTATAGTGTTCGGCTGATATGCCGTACTTCAGCTTTGTCCAGTAATCGCCGTGCTTTGTCTCCATACGTTCGATACGCTCGAACACCATGTCGTCAGGTACGTCGTAGTATCGTTGACCAGCATTTATCGTAATGTCACGACGGATACGCAAAAAAGGCCAGCTGTAGTCTTCCCACAAACGGCGCTGCGTCCTTTGCAACATGTTAATAAATACGTCGCGTGTCGCCTTGCCTAAGTTCGGCTGCAATGAATGCCCGATTTCGGCCCGTAAATCTTCGACAAGCTGACCTAGTGACGTACCTCTGCCCATGTCTTACTCCTCGACGTATGCCTCGTTCTCAGGCGTTGTTGGATCATCTTTTACAAAATGACCTTTTGCAGTTCGAGCGCGCTTGCGCGGTGCTTTCTTAGCTGGCTTTTTCGGTTCTGGCTTCCATGTCGGATCAAGCAGTTCTTCGCCAACCCGCGCAGCTTCAAGCGTGGTAGGCAGATCGCCAAACTGATTAAATTGATCTACGACTTTCTGATCGCCATAAAAGCGTCCGAGGCGGTCACGTTCACTGTCCATAGTGGCGTCGTGTTCACCGATTTTTCTAATATTGGTCACGGCATCTGGGCCGTGTATAGACTGCAACAGCATGATTTCAGCTGGTGTCACTGATGGTTTTTCGACAACACTGCGAATATCCCCTCCAATCGCAACACTGCATGAGCAAAGTTCAAACATTTATTCCTCCTAAGTTTGAAGAGGGGCGCAGTACGCCCCCCTGTTGATTTACGCGATTTCGTAAACGCCGTGGCAGTTCAGCTGTGTCGCTGACAATGCCGCTGTTGTTGTAACCGCACGGTACATGACGTACTGATCGGCTGGACGCGCAGGGCTGTGACGCTTCATCTTTTCCCCGTCCATGTAGTACATGCACAGTTTTGTCGGATCGATGATGTAGCAGCGCTTGCTTGGGTCTTTGGTTGCGATTGTTAGATCGTCCAAAGTTGGATCGTACTGGAACGTTAGTCCGTTGTAGCTGATCTCGCCCATTGCGATGTTTTGACCGCGCGCAAAGCCTGTCTGTGAGTAGTTGCCGTTGCGACGTAGTTCGTCTGCTAGACGATCTAGGAACGCTGAACCACAAACTGCCACAGTTGGTTTGCCGCCAAAACGCTTCAGCTGGCGCATTTCTGAGTGAATAGTTTCAATCAGTTCTTGACCAGATGCTGTTGTTGCGATTGCAACGTTTGCGCGGTTGCGCCACCATGTGTTGGTTGCATTAGACAGACCACCAGTTGTACCCGTTCCAGGCACATCCTTAATCAAAGTCTGAATGCCAGCAATCGCGTTTGCGTCTGCTGTACCGTCGCCAAACAAGAAATCGTTCATGCCACGGCTGTAACCTTCCATCATGTCGTCCAGCTTGTCTTGGAACAAGTTCACAAGAACAGTCTGATCGCGACCAGAGTGGTTAGATGTACCAGCTGATGTTGTGCTATCTGTAACGCTGATGCCGTCCTTTTTAAGTTCAGTCAGTGTTAGAGAAATACCAGCATGGTGTTCTTTCCACGCATAGTTTGCGCGTTTGATGTTTGCTGGGTTTGCATAAGTCACTGTGTCGTTATGCGTATAACCAGAAACAGATGTTGTGTATGTGCCTTTGACAGCAACACTCAACTCACCCTTACCACCAGGGAAAGTTTTAGCCGCACTATCCATCGCTTTCAAAAGCGGCTTGTCTTGTAGGGACTGCGCATAAACGTTGCCTTTATCGATGTAGTAATCGAGGGCAGCGTTAGCGATGTTGTCCAATTCAGCTTGTGTAAAAGCCATTGTACGCTCCTAACGTATTACGAGTTACCCAGTGCGCTGGCAATCGCCTCTTCTAGCGATTGGGGTTCTGGCGCTGGGCTTCCTCCAAGTTTGCCACCAGATGCCGTTCGTATCGGTCTGCGATCTGCAAATCGTTGCTTAAATCGCGTGTTCACTTGTTCATACGCCTCTTTGACCATGCTGATAGCATCTTGTCGGTTTTGGGGGCGTCCTCGCTCGTTCACCATGACACGAATACGGTCATCAATTTCGTCTTGCTTGAGTTCGAAGTCAGGATCACTTTGTTTGGTTCGCTGCTCCCATGCGGTCACAGTTTCTGCCAGATCATTGATATGCTCACGCGCCTTTGCTTGGTTTTGCGCTTGCGTCATCTGATCGTTTCGAGCGCGCTGCCTTGCGGCTTCTGCTCTAGCGGCTGCTAACTCTCGTCCAGCACCTTCGTCTAAGTAGCCGTCATTGACGCGGGATTGAATATCTTGTGGCAAGATTACCCCTGCCGCCTCAGATAAATTCGCTACATACGGTTTCAACGCTGTTAATGCAGCCATTGGATCAGACTTCATTAGTGCCATGATCTCCAAGCCTTTTGCTGCTTCATCACCAGACAATCCATTGTCTGTCAGGTAATTCTGCATCACATCAAACTTTTCAGCGTTTTCCTTGTATGAGTTCCGCTCCTCTAACAACTTCCTAAAACGAGGATGACTATTGAACGGTACGTCAGATAAGTCTTCATCTGGATCGACGTAATCGGTGTCGTCAGATGCAGTCTCAGCTGCTATTTGATCCGTTTCTTCTTCCTCATCGCCTACAGGTTGCGACCCTGGTTCCTCGTCGGGTTGCATCGCGTCTTGGATGACACTCAGCAAATCCTCCTCGGTTTCGCTTTCTGCGGTGGACGACTCCGCGCTTTCGTCCTCGATTACTGCGGCCTCGGTGGACGGCTCCTCGACCTCGGTTTCATCAACCATATTAGCGTCCTTTCTCCTTTTATTTTACCGTTGTTGACCGTAACTTTCAACAAACAGCAAAAACTTTACTGGTTATTTCCCATCGGCGCTGGGCCTCCCCCGCCCGATGGAAGCTGCCTTGGTGCATTATCTGCACCCCCTCCTGGCGCTCCCTGCAATGCGGGATCACCAGTTCCTTGCTGTTGCCCTTGGTTCATAGCAACAATGCTTGGAATCTTGTCTGCGAACGCGGAATCCAGTTCTAGCTTGTCATCCAGACGTTTCAGCAATTCTTTTGCCAGCCATTTTGGATCAATGCCTGGAATTTGCAGCAAGAACGGCATAATCCGTTCGATGTTTGCCAGTTCTGCTGCTCGGTTTGGCTTGCCTGTAGACCCTGCCTCGATCTCTAGGAAAACTTCTTCCATTATTTGATCGCGGGTCATTTCAGGCCATACGGCGCCTGGCCCCACAATCTTTTTAACTTCATCAGTTGATAAGTTTGCCAACAACACTTGACCAGCTGACCGTGTGATTTCGGACATAAAGCTGTCTAGCTCGTCAACGTTTGCGCCTAGTGATGACATTCGTGCGCTTTCGGCAATCGATGTCTCAGTTGCAGTCGCCTTTGATAATCCACCAAACTGCGCCTCTTGCGCGCCCACGACTAACTGAATGTCATCAAATATTGTACGCACCTCGTACAAGTTTGGATCAATGCCAATTTGCCCAACAGGCTGGATTACATCGTTTACTTTCTGTCCCGCAGCCAATGCTTGCAGTTCGATCACCGCGTTTGCTGGGTGCGTAGCCAGCTTTTCCTTATCTTCCTCTTCCAGTACACCAGCTGGTGCTGCGTATTTAGGACGGTTTGCACGGCGATGCTCTCTCAAACCTTGGCGCGCGCGGTTGTATTCGTGCTGCATCGGAAGCAACAACGAAATATCAGACGGCGGATACAAGTGATCTTTGTGTTCGACTTCGTTAAACACTAGGGCAAAGACAGGCCAGAATGTTTCAACCTGTACATCTGGTGACATAGGCTCACGCAAGAAATCATCGTGTCCATCAGCCATACAATACTGAATACCAGTTTTGCGGTCATAGACTTCATAAATCTGCACTAGCCCGTCTGGTGCGCCCTCTCCGTTAATCTCGTCATAGCTTGTACGCTGTGTGTACGGATCGTTTGGCCCGACCAAGCGACCCTTCATGTCGTATGAACGATAAGAGTTTTTCAGATCGACGTCGTAAATCTCTTTTACTTCGTCTGGGGTCAAATACAGTTCGTGCGCAATCCATTCGGCGCCAACAAATCCACGCAGCTGCCGACAGCGGGGATCGATAATAATTGAGTTTGCTTCTGGAAAGTCAAAAACTAAACCTTCGCGTACTGTAATCATTGGTTCGCTCAACAGCGCATCCATCGACAGCATCAACTCTTCGATCTCTGGATCGTCTTTCTCGATGTCTCCGTCAGCTGCTTCTTGCGCAACGCGGCGCATAAAGTCGATCTGCGCTTGGACGTCAGCAATCTTAGCCGCAACTTCTGGTGCGCGATCTACGTCACGCTGGAAACCAACTTTAACAAAACCAACGCCAGTAGTAACAACACGACGCACCAACGCTTTCATCTGCGATTTAAACGCTGGCTGTTGCTCTTTCATGTAATAATCGAACAAATTCTCTAGCGTCTTCGCAACATTATCCAGCATCTTGTTGTGGTTTTTGCCTTTTAGATAATCTTCGATAATCATTGAGGCAGCTGCGGGTACTGGCATCCCCATCTGTGATGCACTTTCTGATGCAGTAAAGGCTTGCGCTAGTGTCTGCGCATCTCCATCCCAAAATTCGTATTCCATGCGACTACGACGTTTGGCGACGGCTTTAGGGTTTTTTGCGTACAACGCCGCTGTACGCTGTTGAACGTGACGCTGTAGAATATTTGCAACGTACTGATCGTCACTCCAGTTTGTGTCGTCATAGCCATTCAACGCAGCATCCATGTCTTTGCGCATTTGCTTGAATGCTTTTTCGTGGAAGTTTTTCGCGTGTTTGACTTTAGCCAGCCACCTCTTAACCAGCGCCTTACGCCGTTCTGTTGGCTCGGGACGTTCAACGTCTGTCGTAACTATCGTCATTTCTTCGTGCATCACCAACCACCAGTTTTATTATGTATTAGTTGTTCTTTCTTGCGCTGTGCGGAATCCCACTTAACCCAAGCAAGCGTTCCAACTTTTGGCCTTATATCTGCCTTTATGATACCACCTCCAGGTGTGGTTAGTCGAGACAAGCCCATCCCAATCCACGCCAGAGTGTCCACAAAGTCGTCATTTCGACCATTTGGAAACTTCAAAAGTTCGTCTGTCGCCTTTTGCGTCCAGACAGATTGCTTCGGAAACAGCACTTTGTTCATTGCCATACGACCCAGTATTGACTGCGCGCGCTGCACCTTGTTGGCAACTGGCGTCACTTCTTCGATACGGCAGTAAATCTTTTCTTCGCCCATACGCTTGCGCAAAAACGGGCCAATCGCTTTTGATATATGCCCCTTCTCTGCCCACCATATAAGCGGCTTCCAACGCTTCATTAAATCGAGCATGGCGTTCACAACCTTATCTGTCGGCTGCTTCTCCCACCATGCGTCCAGCAAATAGATGTCATCGTTCTTATCGACACCCACAATAAGCAAACACGTTGCGTCGTTGCGCGTCTTGTCCACGCCAACAGCGTGGTCAGACGCAGCATAAATACGCATGTCTTCTGGTATATCTTTGCGGTTAAAGTATTTGACGTTCTCTCGACGAAACAAATCACCGTCTTCTGGCGTCGGGCGCCCCTGATACAGCGCACTAAAGCCACGCGGATCGAGCCGACGCTGCGCTTCCATAAACTCCATATCAAAACGTTCGGGCCACAACAGTTCACCCTCTTTGCGCCCCAATGGATCGTTTTCTTCTGCCAGCGCTGGTAAGTTGATAACTTTCCACTTTGCTGCTTCTTCTGGGCTGTAGTGTGGGTTAGTTGGATCAGTCAAACGTCCGATCAGATCGTCTTCATGCCAACGCGTTTGTACAATCACGATAGATGCAGATGCTGTCATCAAGCGTGTCATCAGAACTTGCGTAAACCATTGCCACAGCTGTTCGCGTAATGTCGGGCTGTTCGCTTCGATACTGTCCTTGATTGGGTCATCGAGGATAACAAAGTCGCCACCACG